GTACCATATCATAAAAATGATTCATACCTTTAGGAGTGCTAGCGATAATAATTTGTGAGCCATCAACTGCTTCAACAGTAGGGAAAACCGAGTCTTCAAAATCTTTCCAAATTGTAGGACGGATAAAAGCACACTCATCAATCATAAGTAAACCAACAGTAAACCCCCTGAAAGAATCTCCATTTGTCGCACTTGTTAAAATACGTACTCCATTTTCAAACTCAATTGTTTTTTTATTCCAGGTAGTAACTCCAGTCATTAACCATACAGGCAAATTAACAAAAATATTCTTAATTTTATCAAGAATTTCAATAGCCATACCTTGTTTATTCGCAGCTATTCCGATTGTCATATCATTTGAAAACAACGCTTTCCATAAAAGGTATGTAGCAGAAGTAACAGTCTTTCCTGATTGTCTTCCGAATAAAATTAAATTTCTTTTATTGTTCATCAAATCTAGTTCTAAACGTTCTTGATAAGGTCTTGGTTCGGGTCTAGCATACCCAGATTTTGTTAAAATAATACAATAATTAGCTCTAAAATATTGATAGTTATCAGCACATTTTATAATTTCTTCAATGTGTTCTTGCGTAAGAGATAATTTAGTAAATGAAGGTTTGATAGTTCTAATACCATTAAAGGAAACTCTATTATCAAATGCATCTAAATAATATCCTTCGTGATCTTTAGGTAATGCAAGTCTATCAATAATATTATCTATGTCTTTATTAAGCATAAAATTCCTTTGTATAAATATTTCAAATATATTATTTATAAAGGAAAGTTAATGACATTATATGAATCGCTTAAAAAAACTTTTATACCTAAAGCAGGCGATGAAAAGAATTTATCAGACTTTGATACTGAGCCATTAGTTGTTACTAGAGCATTTAGTAAAAATTTCACCGATGAAATTGCTCCTACTGTTGGATTTTTTGATGGGGACAATAAATCTTATGATAATTCACATAGAGATATGATGATTTCATCATTATCTGAACAAAGACGTTATATTGAAACATTTAGAGATATTTCTAATCATCCTGATGTTTCAGCAGCTATTTCAGAAATTATAAATGAAATTGTTTTTACAAATGGAAATGATACTCTTGTTAAATTAAATTTCACAGATAGTAAAATGTCTGATCCTACAAAAGATATGCTTACTGAAGCTTTTGATGATATGACAAGATTATTGAGATTTGATACTAATGCTTATAATCTTATTTCTCAATGGTTTATTGATGGTCAGATAAACCTACAAGCGGTATATGATAATACTTCATTAGATAAAGGTATTATTCGTTTAAATTTGTTATCTCCATTAGATTTATTTTTTGATAAATCAAATAATGAGTGGTCATATATTATCGATGAAACAGATCAATTTACAGGGTTTACACATCAAAACAAATCTTCAATTCGTTTTAAAATAGATGAAGTTTTTAAAATTGATAGTGGAATTTACATTGACCCTAGTTTCAAAAAATCTCGTCAAGGTTCTGAAAAACTAATCTTGAGTGAATTACATACAGCTATAAAGCCTGCAAACCAATTAAAAACGGTTGAAGATATGCTTATTCCTATGAGATTTAGTCGTTCTATATCTAGACGTGTTTTTAACGTAGACGTAGGTGATTTAAATCCTCAAAAAGCAGAAGATGCTATTGAAAAAATAAAACAAAACTTTAAATATAAAAAGTTTTATGATGTAGAAAAAGGTACTATTAGTAATCAGAATCATGTAACTACATTAGTTGAAGATTATTGGTTTCCTAATCGTTCTGGAGGAAGAGGTACATCAGTTGAAACTTTAGATGAAACAGGAAATCTAGGAGAACTAGGTGACGTAATGTATTTCAAAAAGAAATTATATACGGCTCTTAAAATTCCTATGTCTAGAATAAACAATGAAGTTGAGGGTAGTCAAGCTGAATTTGATTTTAGTTCTACAAGCATTCAACGTGATGAAGTTAAATTTTTTGCATATACACAAAGATTACGTAGAAAGTTTTTAAGTATTTTCGAAGAATTAATGTTTAGACATTTATTAGCTCAAGGTAAAATTACAGCTGAGGAATGGAATGAAATATATGATGATTTTAATTTATATTTCAGTAAAGAAAATACATTCATACAAAACCTAGAAAGTGAGATGTTTAGTAAGAAAATTGAAGCTTATAATAATATTTCTGATCTTATTGGAAAAATATTTAGTGTTGATTTTGCTTTTAAAAATATTCTTAAAATGAGCGATAATGATATTAAGAACATGAGTGAGCAAATAGAATCAGAAAAAAAGGACCCACGTTATAGTAATTTTTATAAAACTGATGAAGAATTCTAAAAATTTTCTTTAACATAAATATAAATGTAACAAATACAGAAAGGTTTAAAATGGAAACATTGACAACAGATACTCTCGACCAAGCACAAAAAGGTGAATTTACTGCTTTTGCAGATTCAGTTCGTAAAGTACTTGACCAAAAAGTAAAAAGTCACCCATACATCAAAGATAAAAAAGAAGAAATTAACGGGTTCTCAAGAATTAAAGATATTTTTGCAAAAATAGATCAAACTTATCTTGTTAATCCAGATGATAAAACTTCTGAGGAATAACAAAAATGAAACTTATTTTAGAACAAGCAGTACCTTTAGACGGGTATTGCGTAGAGGAACTTAATGAATCCTCAAATACTAAAAAGAAGTCATATTTTGTAGAAGGAATATTTTCAACAGCTAACGTTAAAAACGCTAACAAAAGAATTTATCCTAGCAATTTATGGCAACGTGAAGTTCTAAAATATCAATCAGTTATCAAAGAAAATGGTTTAGAAACATTAGGAGAATGGCAACATCCTCCTCGTACAACAATCGATCCGATGAAGGCAGTTATTAAAATTGTTGAATTACGTATGGAAGGTGATTTTGTTTATGGAAAAGCTAAATTATTAGATAACCCTGAATCAAATAGATTGAAAAATCTTATTGATGAAGGAATTAAAATTGGTATTAGTTCACGTGGCGTAGGGTCTGTGGGAACAGGTGGTATGGTTGAAGATTTCAAACTTATTACTTATGACCTAGTTGACAATCCAAGTAACCCAGGTAGTTACTTAAATGGTTTAACAGAATCTCTCATAGTAGAGAATGGCGTAGTACAAGACTTTGAATACAAAATTACAGAATCTGGCGATATTGAAAAGGTGACAATGTGTAGCGAAAGCGGTTGTTCATTAGTAGATAAATCACTTGTACAAGAATGTGCTAAAAATAAATTTGAAGAACTGTTTAAATCATTATAATAAATATTTCGTAATATTAAACAAAGGGAATTAGATATGGAAAAAATTTTAAGTAAACTTGACGAATCTGTATTTACAGAAGAGTTGAAGACTGAAATTTCTGAGTCTTTTAATGAAGCTGTTAATGCAAAAGTAGAAGTACTAGTTGCAGAAAAAGTTTCAGCAATCGTTGAAGAAAAAGAAAAAGAAATCGAAGACAAATTCATGGCAGAAGCAAAAGAATACAAAGAAAAATTGCTTGAAAACCTAGATGAATTTTTGAGTTTGATTGCTGAAGAATATATCAGCGAAAATAAAATCACTATCGATGAAAGTATACAAGGTGAAAAACTAGAAGCATTGCTTGAAGGTTTTAATGCGTTGTTAATTGCTGGCGGAGTTGAAATTAAGCAAATTGCTGAAAATCTTGATGATACAGAAATGAAGACTCAAATTGCTGAAAGCACTGCTAAAATCGATTCATTAGTTGTTGAAAACCGTGGCTTGAAAAAACAAAAAGCTGAACTATTGAAAATGGGTTTAATTGCTGAAGTTAAAGAAGGTTTAAGTGTAATTCAAAAAGAGAAATTTGACAAATTGGCTGCTATCGTAGAATTTGATTCTTCAAAAGCTTCAAATTATTTGACAAAACTCGAAACATTGAAAGAAAGCGTTACTTCTGTTAAATCAGATGAAAAACGTGAAGAATCACCGGCACATACATCTATGTATGAATCAGTTAAAAAATTTGAAGGTTCGAAATTGGATAAGTCCGTTTCAGACAGCACACGTTTTTTCTAAAATATAAATAAAACAAATCAACCAATAAAGGAATTTAAGTTATGGATTTTAATCTTACTGAAAAATTTGAAAAGCAATTAATGAGTGAAAACTACTCAGCAATCGCTAAAAGAGATATGACAACTATGGCTGTTATTCTTGAACAACAAGAAAGAGCTATCGCTGATATGTTGAAAGAAGGTACGGCTGCAGCTGACATCGCTGGATTTACAAAAATCCTTATGCCATTAGTTAGACGTGTTTACCCTAACCTAATCGCTAACGAAATTGCAGGTGTTCAACCATTGAACGGACCAACAGGTTTCATTTATTCAATGACTAGTCGTTATACTGGTAACGGTGTTAACAAAATTGCTCCAGGTACACCTAAACAAATAGTTGTTGTTTCTCTTGCAGAAGGTAATGAGTTGACTATTTCTGGAAATGTTATTTACAAAGAAGTAGATGGTACAGTTGTTAAAGTTCTTTGGGCTGGTTCAACAGTAGCTGTTACAGGTACAATCACTGATGGCGCTACTCATACAGCAACAGTAATCGATACTTATACAAATGAAGCAACTTTTAATAAAGTTCTTAAAGGTTATACTGGTTCTGTAACAACTGCATCTGGTGAAGTACTTGGCGAAGACATGAAT